ACATCATTGTCTTCTGCGTCTTCATACACGCCAACAACTTTCCACGGATACGTAGCATTAGCAGTAGCGGGAACGCCAACTTGCTGGCCAGACTGACCAGTAGTTGAACTACCTGCGACGGCGGTATCCAAGTCAGCATTACGACCCACACAAGTTACAGCAGCAATGCCGGAGCACTGTACTACAAACTCAGCGTTAGGATCGTCGTTGACCAGAGCTACAATACCATCCTGAGCAATGCTGCCAGGATAGTAGTTTTTCCAGGTTGGTTTGCCGGTTGTGGGATCGATGTAATAACAGCCCTGGAATACACCGACAATTGCCGCACCGGTTGTTGAGATTGCTAAATATCCTCCGGACAACTTAACGGAGTCACCCTGATACAGAGCGGTACCGTAGTTGTTGGAGATCTTGTACTGCGTTAGACCTTGGTTATCGTAGTTACTGCCGACTTTGCCGACAGGACGAAAACCAAAAGGCTTATTAACGTTAGCCATTTGATTCTTCCTTAAAAAGTTTAGTCTTCGGCCTTACGAGGGCCACCAAATGTAATCCTTGACTGTCTCTCTGGCTTGACTACACGCATGGTGTCGTGAGCGTTGGTTTTCATCAAGTCATTGTCAACAGCCTGAATCTGATCACTAGTCCGCTGTTCGTAGTACTCCCTACGCTCCTGCGCAGTCTCTTCTGGGATTCTGGCCAGCAACATGTCGCCAACGCCAATGACGCCAGCATGTACGCCGTTTGTAATCGAAGGAACGATGAAGTCTGGGTGTTCTTCAGCACGAACCAGTTCATACCCCTCACGGAGTTTGCCTGCTACGTTCTTGCTGTCATCTACGCCAGAAGACTCTTTACGAATCCAACGATGCTCATATCCAGGAGGTGCGGGAGGCGCATCTAAGTCAGAAGGACGTATCCATGCCTTGCGACGCTCCGTTTTTTGACGGGTTGCAGCCGCGCGAGTAGTTCTATCAATTTTCACTTGCTCAGTCATGTTTATCTCCTTACGTACTTAGCGTACTCTTCCAGGGGGACACCTATTTTTCTTGCAATGGCCACTTCACTAGGTGTTAGTTTGATGGTCCTGCGCCCGTTCGGACTCACGGAAGTACCGCGAGTTGCAGGTGCGACACCGGGGGCGATATTGCGGGTGGTGTCTACCTGAGCCTTTTTAAACTTGTGCGGAAACTCCTTACGGATTCTCCGATTTAGCTCATCATAGTATTCATCACTTGACAAGTCAAATCCTTCTTCTTGTAATTGTGAATGAACACCAAAGGCAGCATGGGTCATAACCGTGTCGCTCCCAAACCATTCATTATCCTCGGCCCAACGTTCCGCCTTTTCATCTGGGCGGGGGGCTGGAGCCGGTTGCTGGTACTGGGGTTGCGGAGCATACTGCTGGACAGGGGCTTGCTGTGGGGCTCTTTGCCGCTGCGCTGTGGCTTGAGTCAGCTTTTCTTGCTGAATCATAAGCTGGGATAAAAGCTTTTGGGCTTCTACCACACCTTTTCCATCGCCACGCTCAACCGCGTCTTGCAGGTTTGCCTCAGCAATAGCTAGCTGAGAGTCCACCCGGCCCTTATATTCATGCAAATAGCCGTCGTCAAGCGTCTGAACCCGACTTTGGGCAGCTTGAAGATTGGCCTGGATTTGCTTGGCATACTCTAAAGCGGCTTGTTCCCGACGCTCTGCTTCACGCAGTTTGGCGGTCATTTTCTCAATACGCTTCTTAACCTTGGCGCTGTATTCCTCGTGGTCTTGGCCGTCATCGGCTTTTTTTGCCGGTTTTTCCTCGACCGCAGCGGCTTCAGGCTCCTTTATTTCTGCCTTTCCGTCTTCTGAGATCTCAATCTCGGCGCCCTGTTCACCTTCGCCCAGATTGAATTCCAGTTGGTCATCCCCAGATGGGACTTGTACTACATCTTGTACATCTTCGTTTTCTGGCATGGTAGTTTTCTCCTTAAACCATGTGTACTAGGTCTTCGGGGTCGGCAATAGTTGCCAGGACCTCGTCGTCGTTGAGTATCCGGATCTCCCCACCCTCTATGCTGATGCGAGCACCGGCATATCGGCCAAAGACAATCCAGTCACCTTTCTTGCACCACGGTCCGTTCGGGAACTTCTCCGTATCCCCATAGGCTAGTTCGCCTACAGCGACAACGTACCCGCAGACAGTGGCTAGGTTTTGCCGATCTACAGCCTGTTCGGCCAAAACGATACCGCTCTTGGTCTTCTTGGGCGGGCGAAAAGGTAAAACAACAATGCGCCAACCAGTAGGCTTCGGTATCCGGTCGATTACGCTCTGGTCCATGTTTTCCGGACGCAGACTTTCTTCTTCCTTTACTTCAACCTCCTGCTGTGCAGCACGTTCCTCGGCCCACTTTTTCTGCAGTGCAGTCATTTCTTCTGCCATCTAATTTCTCCATTATTGCGTGGCATCCACCACGAGGTTAGGGTTAATACTTAGTCGCTTTCTACTTTCGTCAGTATTTTCATCATCTCGTCTTCTACGAGTTGCAGGGCCTTGACATGGCCTACCTGCTCGCGGTAGTGCTCCATGTCCTTTATGCCACCGTAAATCATTTGCTCGCCGATCTCGTGTTTACGAGATCGGATGAGTTTTAATAGCTTCTCAAAGGCCTGTTCCATTAAGTGATCTTGCATCCCTTAGTTTTGCGGGCGGCTCCCTGGCCACGGACGCTTACCATCCCGCCAGCTTTGTATGTCCCCACGCCAGGATTTCCCTCTTCAGCCTCGTACGCGCGGGCCTCTGCGGGAACCTCTTCCATCATTTTGCGGCCCATTTTGTACTCATCACGAGCGGCTTTGGCCGAAGTGGTGGAAAAGCGAGAAAGCATGTCCTTCTCCCCTTCCATACCCTGCATGGTCATTCCCCGTGCCTTTTGAATCTTTGCACGCTCTTTTGGTGTTGGTTTGCGGTACATCGGCATTTTTTGCTCCTAGTAGATTTTGGTTGGCACTTTGGCGTCTTTGCGCATTACTTCTTTGACGGGGCCAGGGATCCCGCCTTTACTCATTTTCTTAGACTTTCCGGCTTTAGATAGTGCAATGGCCACGGCCTGCTTGACCGCTTTGCCCTTGCTGGCAGGCTTACTGGTTCCAATAGAGCCTGTTTTCTTATACTTGCGGACCATCTCGGAAACGTTTCCGCTGATGGTCTTTTGGCTACTGCCTTTCTTGAGTGGCATTTTGTCTCTCCGTTTGTTCTAGGCGCATCATAGCAATATCTGCCTTGGTACCGGCAATATCTTCGTTAGACGCAATCCGTTGTTGGTCGATGGCCGCTTTTTGCTGAAGGGCCTGGGCGTTCTGAGCAAGTTTCTGCTGGTCGTTCTGGGCCCGAGCCTGGTCTACCTGTGCCCGCTGAGCCAGTTCCTTCTCCTTTAACTGCACCAACGGATCAGGCGCTCCCTCTCCAGACAGTTGCTGGGATAGTTGGCGTAACTCGCTCATCCCCTGAGCCACCAGCATGGCAACCATGGCTTCCTTCTGCATATCAGAGACCACGTCCCTATTTTCTGGACCGTACTCGGCAAAGATCTGGGCCTCAACCTGCTCCTCGGCCTTGATGCGAACGTGCTCAAGAATGTGCTTAGTCAGAGTGGTCGCCGCCATCGGGTTACCTTGAACAATCGGGCTCATGCCCTGCAGCATGTGGCTCACAATATGAGCGTCATGTTGCTGCCCAGCAAACGCCTTTAATTTCTTGCCGTCAATGGCTTCTGCGTTTTCCGTAGCCGGATCTTTTGGCCGTGGCTCTTGGCTATCGTCATAATTCAAGATCATGTCGATGTCTCGTGCTCCAAGGGCCTCGTACATACGGCGATAGGCCTCATACATATTGTGCATCTGCGGCGCAGACTGGGCCAACTGCAACTGCGTCTGGGCCATCATAATCCGCTGGGCACTGGAGTAGATATTGGGGTCAGCTACGGGGAGCACGTCCACACGGCTGTCAAAGTCCTCCCGGAAGATCTTCCTATTGCCACCCGGCACGTCAAACGGATACTCGTCCGGCAGATACTTGGCAAAGCACTTGGCCATCAACTCAAACTCAAGCTTTTGCGCATAGTGCAGCCGCTTGTGGATGCCCGACATAACATTGGCACCCTTTTCTAACAATGCCATTGTTGTACCAACTGCGGCCTGTTGGTTACCGTCGCCAACCTGCATGTCAGCAATGCTGGCTAGCCTGCGACCACTGTCAATACAGAATCCCATCAGGGTATACAGCGTCTGGCTTGGCTCCTTGTACGGCAAGGGCAAGAGAGAACTAGATAGCTCCGCGCCGCCCGCATCGATGTCTCGCCACTCACCCGGCTGCAACGGCTGATCATCGTCCGCGATCCGCAGACCACGAGCCTTAAATCCTGCTGGCAGGTTTGACAGCGTTCCAGCATCTAGCAATTGACGCAGTGCAGAAGTGGCCGCCTTATTCAGGTTGCCAATCAGGTGTACCAGTCCATAGCCCATGCATCCGGGGCCTGGGAGGAACATGTAATGCACGTAATACTGCTCCGGGCAGCACGTTTCATCGTCCTCGTTCCAGTTACGGTAGATAGACAGAACCTTGCCGCTATCCTTGTCAAGGGTAATGATGTAAGGCTTTTTGATCCCGTTCTTGTCTTCAAACCCTGGGATGTCCATGAGGATATGCGCTTCCAAGAGCGTATATTCCTCGTCCATATATCCAGGTGTTTGCCCAGATACTCGGTCTTCCGCTTGAGTTATTGGCGTCTCACGGGGAGTAATTGGTGCATCGCCCAAGTCAATATCTAAGTACGTGCCATTGACTTGGTTCTTGCGAAGGTCGTTTGCTGACATTGGCACAACCTGAATGCAACGCTCGTTTTCCCAAGGATTACTCGATCCATGATAGGGCATGACAAAGTTGTCAGGCAAAATGAACGGCGACACGCAACGGTTCTTGTTCTTGTCGAAATAAACTTTCTTGAAGGCCGACCCACCATAGCCCACGTACCAGAGCATCTGGTCGAAGTCTGGCGTGTACTCTTTCATGACTGTGGTGATCTCGTAGTTCATGAAAGTCTTGACACGATCTGCCTGTTGCTCACGCTTACGGTTGCTTGCGCCAATTACCTGCGTGCGCACGGGCCCGCCCGAGGGCATGAGTTCTTTCATGGCCTGAGCAGAGAACTGCGTAAT